CGATTACTATAACCTTAGAAAAATCACCAAGAGTTCTGATCGTTTCAAGATCAAATTTAGAGACAAATACGATTATGGCTCCTGCTAGAAATAGATGTATTCCTAATTTCACTATCGTTTCAGTAAGATTCCTTTTCATTCATCATCCCTCCATCTAAAAAATATATGAACTAAATAAATACCCAGGTGACTTCAATGGTCACCTGGGTATTTGTTATTTCTTGTAGATGATGTTAAACGTCAGCTGGTTATCTTCATCGAGAGTTGCTGATACATCTTCGATGCTGTCCTTTTCTGCAAAAACCCTATCGCAGAAATCTAGAAAGGTATGAAAGTTGTCGCAAGCAATTGAAGCTAACATGTTCGCGTTCACACCATCAGATCCATCGGCTGCTATATGCCTGAATATCTCTATTCTATCAGCACTCTCAAGAGATGAGATATCTCCCACGGCAACCTCACCACCCTTCGTCAAAATTTTCCAGGCCCAAGATTCATGTACTCAATAGTTCTCGCATGGCTTCACTCTGTGCAGCGTTCTTATCTTTGAGTCTATTCATTCGATGTTCTCTCAGATAGGCCAGCTCCTTATAGGTCAGACGATAGATGTCCTCCAAACGAAGCTGGCCTCTAAACTCATATAGAATGTCGTCAACGAGACCCATGAAATTCTGAATTACTCGATCTCTGCCATGGAATCTTGGGCTATCAGAAAAATCAGACTATCGATGTTAAGAGTGATCTTGGAGACTCTCCCACAGGTCGGGCATTCGACTTCCATCATAAACTCAGGTCGATAGTAGAACTCTTCACGAACCTTATTGGAAAGAAGATCGATATCTTCTTTGGTGAGAGTTTTGAGGGTTTCAAGAATCAGATCAGGCTTTTCAGCCGATACCGCAACATATTTTCCAGTCTTACCGTTGTAGATGTTAATCTGCTGCATGTAGAGAGCGATCAGGGCATAATATGCCATGACACTGTCATCCTCATTGATGCGCTTGAGAATGTCAAGGGCTCTGGCGACCGTAGGATAGGAGATGTCATAGACGTTATTGCTAAAGGGAGAACGGTACCTACGAACCTTACGCCGCTCCGAGTACATGTCACGAAGAATGACATCGTTGCTCTTATTTGCAAGAATCGAATCAATACGTTCCTTGATACTCTCGGGCACATTGTCCAGCTTAATCAGATTCTTAAGGTTGTAGGAGTGCATCCAGGTATGGTCGCAGTGCTGACAGGTAACGCTTGTTTGAGATTCCTCGAGAGAAGATGCGCAAAGAATCCCAAAGATTGCCATATCGATGTCATCATAGGGGAAAGTGTTGATAAACTCATTATAGCTCATCTTACTTTCACCGGTTTCATTGTAGCGCTTGAGAATGGAACCGCTGATCAGCTTATCGTAGATCAACGAAGCTTTCGTGCTGACGTTTTCATCGAGCTTAGAATCATCATATCGAATGATGTTTACCATCTGTATAATCTGAGCTCCCTTGAAACTGACGAAATCACCAAGCATCGGAAGAGGAACACTGTATTTTGCAAGAGTTCCCTCGATAGATTTGATGTAGTCAGAGATGTGATTCTCGGGAGGATGCTCGAATTCGATCGTCGCAAGATCCACATCTTCAAGTAGAACCAGACGAACCTTCTTTGCCTTTTCAAGCTTCGCGTGTTCTTCCTTGGTCAAACCAAGGTCGTTCACATCCTGGCTCTTGTCGATCACGATGTTTGCCATATTGGGATGATTTTTGAGATAGTCCTCGTTAATCCTATCCAGGGTGGCAACAATTCGATCGTAGGAAGCTTTCTGAGCTTCAGACACACTCAGATGAACCTGAGTAATCAACGTTTTAAATTCGGTTTCAACGCCGGAGAAAAGATCGCGGGTTAGACTCTCATACTCGTTCACAGGAACGCTGATCAGATGCTCAGACATGAGTTTCAACTGACCAGAACTAAAACTTCCATCAAGGTTGAAAAGTAGAGAATTATACAGGGATTCGTTGTCAGAAGCTGCCGGAATTCCAGGAATTGCCGGAGATTCCAGAGCACTCTGGTCCAGACCAAAATTAGTTGGAGCCGGAGCGGGCTGCTGATTGGATGCTCTCATTAGCATTTCAGCACCGGGATCAATCCCCATATTCGGCTGGGTAGGAATATTTTGAGGAACCGGAACAGGAGCAGGAGCCGGTTTTGCATAGACCGGAGTATCTCCAACCATGGTTACATCATAGATCTTTGCCTGTGCAAACAGTGGATTACCCTGCCTAGGAGTAGCCTCTACGGTAACGCCATTGGGCTCGGTATTCTGTTGCTGTTCATAGACCTGGGGAGGTTCGGTTTGAGGCGCCTGATCCATAATCGGTCGGCCTTCAGCCGCCGCAACAGCCATATCACGCAGGCTATTCATTCCTTCATCTATCATTATATATTTCTCCTTTCTAGGAAAGATTACCAGGATATATCAAAATCAAGAAAATGTCTTGAACTGGGGCTTGCATTAACAGCGATAACGGAAGTTCCCTCACCCTGTCTTCCAAGATCAAAGGATAGTTGGATAAGCATGATCGTTTCGCCGTTAACCGTCCTTGGCTCAATTGTCACCGCAGTTAGCGGGATGTCACTTAGATAGTCTCGCTGCTGTTGAATGATTTTGGCAGAGAGCTGAGATAGGATATCGTCCATGAAATCATACTGATAGCTCTCAATGCCAACACCCATATCCGGAAGAGATGGGTATGTACCAGGTTCCATGAAAATGAGCTGTAGCATCAGCTGTGACCAGGCTTTGATTCCGGTTAGTTCGGTAGGGTTATCAAAGGAATTTATACTGAGCTGAAGCTCTTTCTTATTTGATTCGAGGACACTGGTTGCACTAATCATTTGGCTTTTCACCACCAAATCATGTTAAAATGATCGGTTTAAATGAATGATAATTATAGCATTGTGTTGAAGTTTCAAAAATTGGACATTTGAGAAAGCAAGCTTCCTAAAAACATCGACTTAATTACGGAAACACTCCATGAAAGAACAGGAGATGATATATTTTGGCACGTATTCTCAACGTTGAACATGTTGGATATATCGAATCGACGATCGATATCTATAGTAAAAATAAAATTGGCCAATATTCAAAGTTCCTAAATTCAACACCGACATTTGTCACCTATTATCATCGAAACATGGTAAGATCTAGACAGGATGTTGGCACTGGAGCAATCGAATCCGAACTCGGACCCAGATCTCCTATTCGGTTTAATAAAATTCTGAATTTCCCCATCTATAACATTCCTCAACTGAACCCTCAGAACGTGTATGATGAAACGGGCTATGACATTGAACTTGAGATCAATGACGCTGTAATCCTTCCCAACACGATCAAGCCCTGTGAAGGTGACTATTTCATCATCAAACTGCCTGGTACCAGAGAATATCTGTTCAGAGTCAATAACTTTGAGTACAATACGATCCAATCTAATGACTTCTACCGAATCAGTGCGGATGTCAAGGATATTGGTAATGATCTCGAACAGAAGAGAATGACCAATCAGGTCGTGGAAACGTTTCTAACGGTGTTCGATAACATCGGTACTGAAGATCGTTGCTTCCTTAGACAGACGGATGTTGAGTATATCAACTCGATCGCTGATCTATACCATAAGCTAAGGGATTTCTACACCAATGCGTTCTACATCAGAGACCTCAATAGTTTCACTTTCCAGACCGGCCGCTATTCTGAAACCGCTCGACCGATATGGAGATATGATGCATATCTTGAAAATTTCATCAATCTCTCCAATATCTACTATGAGGAGAATAGTGAAAGAGCTCTCGTACTAACTCCGGCAGATGTGATTCCAGATGATTTCAACTTCCAGTTTGATTTCACACTATACCATGCGGTGCTTACAAAAAATATAGAGTTTCTGAGAAGCTATTGTTATCTGGTGACAAAGGTAATCACCATGCAATCAAGCATCTATAACATCATGCACTATTTTGGAGAGTCGGTTAATCTCTATTGCTATAAAAAACCAATTAATGGTGGAGATTCCGGTTCTTCGAAGTGTCTATGCTGCACGGTTCCTAAAAATACAAATGGATCCGGTGAAGTGTGGTATGACATGAATCCTCTTCCGAAGTGTACTCCGACATGGGATCTGTCCGATGGCCTGGAATATTTCAGTCATGAATTTCTACAAGCCATACTCTGTAAAAAGCTTGATACGGATGAGTATTTTGAGCTGATCATCTTTAACTACCTGCATAACATTTCCATGCGCTATGACCGAACTCTGATCATAGATAGTCTAGATAAGGATGAGCGTACGTTCTATTTTCTTCCAATAATCATCTATATTCTCGGTACGAAATATAAGGACTATTTCGTATCTGAAGATGAGATTGAGGTGTAAAAAACAATAAGATAGAGCCGGAGGATATGCGGGTGTCTTCTAGCTCTGACCTCCATTTCTCAAGTTCCGGGGTTGGCCTCTTCGGAATGGGATTTTTCTTCACTGGAAAAGGACAGGATCGTGATGATCCTGTCCTTTTCCCTTTGTCATCAGATGACCTTCTGTTTCTCGTTCCACTGGTCCACAACAGACATATGACCCTTTCCCTGCCAGTAAATAATGTTTTTACAACTCTTACACCCAACCCAACCATGGGAAAAAGGTGTGTTGATGATCTTCTCTTCAGCAGGGCTACCGCAGGTCTTACAAGGTTCGAGCTGATATTTCTTTTTCTTTGACACTCTTTTCACTCCTTTCAATATGACAATACATCATTGAGATATGGGATTTAAACGGGTAAAAACAGATTCTATAATACCAATCTGAAAAGTCAGTCCAATTGAAAGGAGAATTGACAAATGCCCAGCAATTTTTCTCTTCTAGATGGTCTCGCAGAGGAGCTAAAGATTCCGGCTGCCGAGTCTCTATCTGAAGATTTCGATGATCTCGACGATGATCTGCTCGATGCGATTGAAGCTACCATCGACGAGGAACTAAGTGACGCGGATATCAAGGCTATCCTTGATGATGAGAACGATGACAATGAAGCCGCTGATGTTGAAGAGGACGATGAAGATCTCCAGGCAATTACCGATGACGCTCTTGACGAAGATCTCGGAGTGCTTGAATCTCTCATGAGAGGACTCTAAAAACCGATATTTTAAAACGCTACGTAGTACGCCTCATAGAATGGCGCTACGTAGCGTTTTATTTGTTTTATAGTGTCCTCAAACCCTTATTTTATGGGGTTCTATGAATTTAATTCTAAACATTTTGACAATAGACGTAATTTTAAATCCTATCGAAAGGAGGATTTTTTGGATGTCTACAATACTAAATCCCGAGTATCAGGAAACTACCGTATATAATGACGAATCCTTTTCTGAAACCCAGATGCAAACCGATTCCAGTACGGTATCTAAAGAAGATGAAGATATGTTTGCAAAGTTTGCTAAAGAAGCAGGCAATTACGTTGCAAAGGTATCCAAGAAGAAGCACTACGATTGGCGTACCAAAAATAAATCTTTTCTGGATCTATACCAGGATCTCTATAAACTTGGTGTAAAAAATAATAAGTTCTTCCTTAGAATTTTTGATACAGGTTTAATTGGTGTAGATCCATATTCCCCCGTTCTTCCTAAAGACATGCAGGTGAGAATCATCATCGAATGCATGATCAATCCGTGGTATTGGCTACGGGAAGTTTTACGAATACCCGTGGATGGTCTTCCAATTGAACCTGGTGGTGGAGTTTCCTATAAGATAGACAGGTGCAATGTGGCATGCTGGTATCTATTTCTAAATGGAATAGATCACTATTCGTCTAAGCCCCGTCAGCAGGGAAAGACTCAAGACTGCATTGCTAAGTTTAACTATGCCTATCATTTCGCAAACATGTCCTCCACAGCTCTCTTTTTCAATAAAGATCAAGATCAGGCGAATATCAACCTGTATCGATTGAAATGCCAGAGGGACATGTTTCCTCCATGGATGCAGATGCGCTATGTGATAAACGATTCTGGTAAGTTTGATAAGGGAATAGATAATACGAAATCGATTCGAAATCCTGTGAATGGGAACATCATCATGACGATGGGAAAGGCAACATCAAAGGACTCTGCAATGCGTCTTGGTCGTGGTGCAACCGCCTGTTTGCAATACTATGACGAATTCGACTTTATTCCCTATCAGACAGAAATTATCAATGCAGCATCGTTCGCCTACTCCACAGCAGCTAGAAATGCGGCTGCAAATAACAGTCTCTATGGAAGAATCTACAGTAGCACACCAGGTGATCTCGATTCTCCGCATGGAAAAAGCGCTTCAAACTACGTATCGCACATGCTCAAATGGGACGACCACATGCTAGATACGGATATAAAAGAACTAAAAAAGATTGTCACTGGCCCTTCGTACAATAGAGTGGTGTTTGTAGAATTTGGTTGGAAACAGCTAAAGCTTCCAATGTCCTGGTATGAAGAGCAGTGTGGTCTTGTTAGCTTCAACACCGAGGTTATTATGCGTGAGATTGAGCTAAAGAGAATTCACGGCTCTAGTAACTCACCATTTAAACGAAATGATCTCATCTATCTGATGAATCATGTGAAAGAACCAATTGCACAGGTGGACTATAGTAAAAATCTATGTCCTATTCTCATATATGAGAAACTTAAAGTGAACAAGGTTTATATCATGGCCATTGACCCTTCAGAAGGTTTGGCTCAAGATAATAATGCAATGACACTGATCAATCCATCAACCCAAACGATAGCGGCCGAATTCAAATCTCCGTATATCAGTCAGCCAGACTTCTGTCGTCTGCTTTGCAAGTTTCTTGACGAATATTGCCCACGGTCTCTGATCATACCCGAATCAAATAAGGGTCGTGAAATTATAAACTGCTTCCTGGAAACTCGTTATAGGGAACAGGTATACTATGACGATGGTAAACTTGATAAGCAGGTGATTGAAAAGACCGACCCATATGGTAGACTTAAGGTTGAGGCAATGCAGCGAAGAGCCTTTGGTCTATGGACCGGATCAAACCGTAATCAATACTATGCAATCCTCGAAAATATCATGGAGGAACGTAAAGATATTCTTCTATCAAAATATCTGGTTGAAGATATCTGCGGCCTAATCCGCAAACCCAATGGGAGGGTTGAAGCTGGAGATGGCTCCCATGATGACAACATCATGTCCTATCTGATTGGCATGTTTGTCTACACACAAGCTCCATACGAAAAACTTGAGCAATACGGTATTCGTAGAGGTGCGTTTGATCCATATGATGACGAATCCATTGGAGAAGATGGACGTCCAACGGAAGAAGCTCAGATGAAACAGCTTGCCGAGCTGCTTCCTTCTCTACCGGAAAACATGCAAGAATTTATTCGAGCTGCAATGAACCAGAAAGATCCTGTTAAGGATGCTGAAAAGTTCTATCGTGATGTGGATCGCTATAGATCCAGATTTCACACAGACTCTCCAATGATGGATGAACATTTTATGGATGACGAAGATCTCCTCCCGGAAACTCAAGCTCCGATAGATCAATCGGCCTGGAGTCAGTTTAATCGAGCGGTATTCGATTCGAATGAGCCCCTTGAAGATCCATTTAATAATCCCAATGGAGAACCGTTTGATATAGACGATCTTTTTTAAAAAAGAAATAATTCTATAACATCGAAAGATGAAAAGTGAACGTTGAAGATGCATTGCTCAGATGAAGCCACACCAGGGATTCACAGGAGTTGGCCACAGGATGTTCCTATTGCAACGGGTTTGTTGAGCCGCTGCAAGCTGTCCTGGATCAAAGCCTGTTTAGGTATGGACTGTCTCATGAGTTTTACATCTTCAACGTTTCACCTTTCAAATGTCATTCCATGGACTTCGACTGGATTCGCCTAGTCTTCAGGAATGTTGCATTCAGGAGATTTACATTTAGACCCAATTCTACTGCCACTGGTATTGTGGCTAGCCTCTAGGTATGGCTACATGGTACAAACTGGACTAAACTCCATCTAGTATCTTCATTTTAATAATATACCACTAAACTTTTGATTCTATACGCCCGTACTTCTCAAGGGCTACTCCTTCCGGATGGATCGACATCTCGACAAACCAGCTTTCAACTCCCGCCGATTCGGCATGTTCAAAAGCGGTTACAATCGGATTCACATCCTTATATTCAACGAGATCCTCAGCTCCTCCATCGTAGTGATATGGACTATCTGGATCTCTTCGATATTGGAAACATGTGAGCATGATTGCACGCATTTTCATCAGTTCGGCATAGTTGGCAAGTTCGGTGGTATGTTTAACCAAACGATCACCACCATAGGCAGATGATTTTGGGAGAATCTCGATGTAGTCTGGAATTTTCTTTTCTATGATTCGTATTGGAGTCTTAATCTCCAGATAGACATTATCGGAGACAAAATCCAGTCTTGAATGACCAATGGTCTTCTCTGACTGAAGATTCTCTGGAAAGGAGATCATATCTGGCATAGCGCCTTTCAATATAAAGTATCCAACATACCGATTGGACGCTCCCTGATTGATACCTATCCACACTTTTTTTGGATCTTCTGGCCGGTTGTATGAAAAGGCTTCTACCGTATATCGGGTCTTTCTATTTGGGTTTAGTGATTCAGATAACAAGACGGGTCTTCCATCCATTTTTATGGATCCGATCTTCCCGGTTGTTGGAGAGTGACACATGAAGGTTTCCTTACCAATCCTTACATTCATAATAAATCTGTTTGGATGGTCGACGACCACACCTTCAATTAGGGGCCTATTAAATCTGAAAAAGTTCTCCATAGATCATACTCCTATTTAAAAAATTAAAAATGTATGGAGGGTACCATCAGGTACCCTCCATATTCACACTGTTCAGTCGAAGAGATGATCCAGACGATAGGACTTGGTGGATTCGTTTCCAGCCATAGCAGCTTTGAGAAAATGGTTATAGATCCGACTGGCCTCATCGTCAGCCTCACTACTACGGGCCTTTTCCTCATGCTTCTTATCCTTTTTCTTGAAATAGGCAGAATCCCGATCGTCATCGTCATCATCATAACGATGCTTTTTCTTCTTTTTATCGCTCTTCAAATCATCTTCCATGAGGTCAAAGATCTGAGAAGAGAGACCGTTGCTATCCTGGAGCATTCTGGTCCTCACCGCCTTACGATAGCTTTTAAGGTTCTTATGCCGGAAGATCTCATCAGCACAGATGGCAATTTCTTTCGCATCTGCCATACTGGCAAAGGAATAGTCACCTGCATTCGGATTCAGACTGTCCAAATAGGGACCGAGGGACCTGATGCTGGCAACCGCTTCTTCGGGAGAATTTACACTGATATTGGGAATAATTTCGCGATCAACGACATGGATCTGGGGGCATTTCTTCGGGGTCGGGTCATCCTTGAGCCAGCAGAGGAAGTCATCCAGAGGACGCATCAGCCAGTTGAACCAGCCGTAATCAACGGGCTCCCTAAAAGACTGTTCCTCGGGAGAAGCCTCCCCCACTCTTCTTTTTGATTTCCGGATCTTACGCCGGTCCCTCTGTCTTTCCATATGCTCACGGAACTCATCGAAATTGAACCCTTCGATGCGAAGCAGATTCATCTGCTCGGCAGGATTCATCAGACGGAATATCTGATTCCGGGTCTTAGAGACCTCTTCCAGGAGATCAAGATCTTCCTGGGTCAGACCATCGTAGCGACGATAGCGGCTCTTCGCATTTTCGATCTTCTCGTCCATGCTTCCGGCTTCCCGATCCTCATGGAAGAAATCCACACCGGCACGAGGACGGCGCTTCTCACTGCGACGACCTTTACCACGCATGAAAATCGAACGAGCGACATTCACGGTAGCATAGCCAACGGCTACCACAGTAGCCACACCAACGGCGGCTTTAGAGGCATCTTCGATCAGTTGGCCGGGGCTCTTATTCTTGAAGAGACCGATCAACTTCGAAACACCGGTCTTGAGCAAATTCCATATCTTCGAAAACAAGCCCATTGTTCTCCTACTCCTTTCTATAGGATTTCAACGGTCTTGCAAATCTGATCAAACTAGATTTCTGCTATTCTACACCATCTAAAAAATATATCGATAAAAATCGATTCAACAGAACGCTAAGTTCATATCTTTTTCTAAACCAACAGAAAGCTGGTGATAGAATGGCAGTAAACTATCGCGGTGGAACTACCGCACAAGCACCTTTTAGAGCATCTTCCGCATGGGGTATTCTACCTGGATATTCCTACGTGAGCGATGATAACTATAATGGAGATAACTACATTAAGGACCCCGTAACCGGAAAACTGAGCAAGTATGATGAATGGAGAAAGAATACTCGATTTGCAAAAGAATCAATGAACGACGGTATTGCTTCAGATAGTCCAATAACGAGAAAGTTGGCGCATTGGGTAAACTTTGACAGATTTTACACTGTCGATCTCGAGCAGGAAAATCCGTCTGGTAGACACTATGTGTTCATTCTTAGACCGGATCTCTATCTGATAGAGGATAAGTCTGCAACAGAGGGATCTACTGTGAAACTTTCTAAAGAAAGTCGAGTAAATACCGATCCCTATTTCATCTATCTTGCAGAAATGCATCCGGAGATCATTGCCAGTCTAACTGGAGACTTCGGGTCAATCGGGGGAAGTCTGTCTTCGCTTTCTTATGGAGCGGGAACCGCATCTGGCCTCGGTAATGCCGCAAGTACCGATGGAACGAGACTCAACGGTTTTACTCTCCCGATTCACACCTTCATTCCATATCTTACCTCTAGGGTTGAATCGCTACAGCTGCCGGACTTTACCCTAAAAGATAACAGTCTGGTTCAACCCTACACAAAATATTCCATTCCCTATACCCAATCCGGAATCGAATCTACTACAGGTGGAAATGTAGACATCGTTTTTAGAGAGGATAGAGATTTTTCAATCCATAAGCTCTTTTACGCATGGACCTACTATCAAGATAAGGTGATGCGAGACATCTTTACGCCGAAGAAAAAATATCTTCTATACAACTCGATCGACTATGCCACTAGCATCTACGATTTTCTTGTTGATGAAACGGGTGAAAACGTTATCTACTGGGCAAAGTATACAGGTTGTGTACCCACAAACGTGCCTCTATCCGATCTTGGGTTTAATAAGGGAAATTCCCCTGATTCGAGAGTGTCCATCTCGTTCAAATATTTCTACTGCGAACATATGGACATGAATATTCTTAGAGATTTTCAGTACAATTCCCTAGGATATGTATACATGAAATCTCTTAAAAATTCTAAGAGCAGAAATGGGTTTAGCGTATTTAAACCCTGTAGTCTGGATGATACGGAACCGATGTTTAAATCGGACACATTCCTAGGTCCAGCTCTCAATGGAAGACCGGTCCTAATACTCATGCTTGGACCGGACGATCGAAAATATATCAAACTTCGTTGGCTGAGAACTCCAGGTTCACAGGCGGCCAGCCGTACCTCAAACCCGAATAGATAAAAAATAGGATGGAAGAGAAGCATTCTCTTCCATCCTATTTTTTTGATTAGGTATAGCTATTTTCAAACTCTGCAGCAAATGCAATGAGATTGAGAAGAGCATCTTCTCGATCTTCACCCCAGATGAGAAAATTGATTCCTCTGACAACCACTCTGATCGCATAGCGGATGCCATAGCTATCGGTGTCTTCCCATGCGGAGATAGATTTTTCTTCCACACCATCCATTATGGATTTGGTGGACGATATCTCAATGGATCTTTCTCCAAACTTTCTGCCTTTCACAAGGACGTTTGAAGAGGTATAGTTTGAGTAATAGATATTGATTCGAGCATCGTTTATCCGTCTAAGGATATTCGCCTCATAGCGACTGTCATCGCTTTCATCATCCATATTGATCGCATATTCTTGAAGAGTCTGGTCTATCGTCCTTTCCTCTTCATCGGTTTTTTCACGATCATTGTTTGTCTCCTTGTATATCTTGTAAAGCCTATGGAGACCGATCATATACAGAATTGCAGCGATGGAAAGGCTGATGCTTATAATAAGATCAAGCATACGCACACCAGGTCCCCCATTCGTTGATCGTCGACAGATCTAGAGCAACCTTACGTGTTGCTCCGGGGTCCTCGGCCATGGATTTTACATAGTCGGAGAAGTTCTTTTCCAAAAGGTCGATAAAATCCGGAGGACTTCCACGCTTTTTAGCTCTGTCGAGAATAAGTTTCTTCATCTCGGGTGTATCGCTGGGGAAGATGTTTGTATAGCGGATTCCAGCCTTTTGCATCGCTCTACGGATATCCTCGTGGGAAGAAACCATGATCGTGAGATACAAGCCACTTTTTTCAAGAGCTCTAATGGAATCGATGTAGTTATTCGGCCATTCTGGATTTGGAATCTTTTCCTTTCCCTCATTACCAGATCCAGCTTCTATAACGCTAATCCAGTGGTAGGTGGAAGATTCGAGATCGCGAAAAATGAATGGGAATAGTTGAGCAAAGGTGCTTTTTCCTATACAGGGAAAACCGGATATGACAGTCGTTGGAATTTTTGCATTCATGCTATTGGATCCTTCCTTTCTTCCGATTCACGTTCTGCTCTAGCGGTATTTACGAGTAGCTTACGCCAGGCGTAGTCGTCATGTGTTCTATAACCTGTTGGGATATCGGGTGCTTCTCTGAGAAGTTTAGTAAGCTCAATTGGAAATTCCCTAAAGATGGTCTGGTTGACTTCCTGGAGTGCTCTGGTATCTTCCATGTCCACAATCTGATGAGTAATGATCGCTCTATCGGAATCTAACATGGCATCTACCTGATCTTTCACAGAAGTACAATATAGGTTGTTGTTGAAGTTTGTATCGGTGATTTTCTTTGTTTCAATGAATTTCGTGAGCTGATGAAGTTGAATATCCAACATATCTTCTGTCATATCTGGACTGGATACTTCCCGGAGATATCGGATTACAGTTTTCCATCCTGTTCTGGTAAGTTTCGGAATGGATCTGTATTTATCTCCAAGAATGGTTTTTGCCCAGATAAAAAGTTCTGGATGAAAATATACGGGTTCAATGATAGAATTACTCTCTCTGATAGCATCCCATAGATTTCCTTTTGTTATCAGAGTACTCATATCCCCCTTGGGTACAATAATTGCCCAGTTATTGAAGCATACATATTGGAAATCGTATTCATCTCTAGATACCAGAAGATTAAAATCTGCCGGATATTCTCTAGAGAGAAAGAGTGGAGCCATGGAAGGTTCAAGATAGCTCGTGTCGATCGCGTATGCATTGTGCACATATTTGGTCATCACCTGAAGAATGTTATATCCTCCCGTAATCGCCGAGTTAATGTGATAGAAATCCATGTTTGTACTGTTATTGATCTGATTAAAATAGCGTCTGTATGAGGGTATCCTAACCGCATTTTTAAACACAGAAGATGTGGTATAGAGAAGGAATATGATGCATTGCATATGTTCCTTCCCAGCCCAGTTTTTATAATGGGCAATGAGATTTAAGAGATTTGAAACGAGTTCTTTTGAGGCAGACTGGCCCGTTGTCTGGAATTCAAGTTCTGTATACGGACGATGAATCCTGTGAAGCAGATCATCAAGATTGATATAGATATTAACCCTTCTAACGGATCTTGCAGCCCTTGCTGGAAGAAATTTATCATTCAGAATTTCATATCGAATCTTATAGGCATTGAACATCCTCTCCATACTAGCTCACCTCCTTTATGTAAACTATCGATACATGATATAAAGAATGAAGATACTAACTATTCCACATCCCACCAGTACAATATCGTCGATATCAACCCATTTATCTGCAATGATACAACAGATAACATCGAAAATCATGGATAGAATGCAGATCATGCATATTAGTGATACAAAGATCTTTGCAACGATTTCCCAGAGATGCACTGATATCACTCCTAAAAAATAACGAGGGACAGAACTGATCCTGTCCCTCGTTATCATATCGTTTAGTTAAAGTTACCACTCTTGGCGGCGTGGGGCTTCTTCTGGTCACGGTTTGTGTTGGGAAGGAATTTCTCCACACGCATACCAACCAGGGTGTGATATTCTTCACCGGACCCCTTTCGCCACTGGTACTTGATATCCAGTTTGGTCTTGGGTGCAGTTCTGCCGAATTCTTTCTGGAACGCGTTACCGCCGATATCGAACAGAATGCTCATGAACGGAATGATCGCAACCTGAAGGAATGTGAGCTGCCGATTGAGTTCCCGATTGGCGTTCTTGCCGACGACACGGCTCATGTTTACCTTGGAGCTTCCATGCTCAGGGTCCATATCGGCTTCATTCCAACCAAATTTCTTTGCAAATTCCTGGAACTTGGGGGAATACCTGGAAATGCTCCTGCCGAGGGCAGTGTTTGCAGTGGAACGATCGACGAAGTGATCACTGTTCGAATCGAACCAGATGTACCAGCATACGGTACCGGTACGAGGATCGTGCTGATAGGTAACGTCCTGGATACCATCGATTTCACGGGATGCGATGTCTTTGATCACACGTATGACCGTTTCACAGTCGAGATTGAAAACGCTCTTCACAGGACGTATGCCAAGAATATTGTAGTTCAGGAATTCGGGAACAAAGGTATCATCCCCACCCGTAGCTACAGGTTTGCCACTATTAGCCATGGTCGCTTCTCCTTTCGAAAGTAGAACTATTTGCGGTTGGTGCACCACAAAAAGAATACATCACTTTAGCATCCGCTTTATAAAAATACACGAGTTAGGTAACGAGTTCGATATTGCTACCCGGAACCACATCGATGTACTTCATGGTGATCGTAGAACCAACTCGTACGAAATAGCCGGTGCGATAGATGTGATGACCCTTATATTCATTAACAATTGGAAATGAAATCTGTTCCGGGCCTCCAACATCGATGGACATGTTTGCAAACTTAAGAGAAATTCCTTTCTGTTTAAGTTCTTCGACCTTTCGAGGATTAAGAAAATTTTCTTCGGCGAAGTTTCTAACAAACGATGCTGCTACAGGATCCCGAAGCAGCTCATTAGAACTAATGGCCTCTCTAGGAATGATTGTCATCATTCTAGATTTAAACCTATCCCAGGTTTTTTCACTAAATGGAATAAATCCTGGTTTATAAAATCTAGGATCGTCCATAATCAGTCTCCCATAGATTTAAAAATGGTGCTTGGGAAGGGATTTGAACCCTCACAGATTTCTCTACGGGTACCTAAAACCCGCGCGTCTGCCGATTCCGCCACCCAAGCATATTTAGGCATTTGCTTACATTATTATTTGGTGGAAACCTATTTTTTACACGTAAATTCCGAGAATTATTTGACACCCGGAAACATGGATTTAAATATCTATGATTAAGATTTTCTCATTTTCTGGAAAGGAGAGACAGAACTTTGGCTGATGTTTTGAATGGCGCAGACGTTGTCAAGAGTGCTAACGCCCTAGCCAATGACGTATATCGTGTCAGCCAGGCGGTTGCAAAAACCTCCGTGACACGTCTCACCAAAGATCAGGTATTTCAATTCCCCATTTTCATGGATGGCTCGATCGATGACGATGAGCAGTATCCGATCGTGAAATGCATTGAGAAGAACTATGCTCAGCTGATCATGATCGCTATTACTAACAACGGACTTATCGATCGGGATAGATATTCCGATGTCAACCAGTTCCTCAGAAAGTTCCACAATAACGCCGGTATTCCTATCACAATGGAGTCGGTGAGTCTCGTTGAAGCTATCGCGACCGAAGGCTTCCTGCCTGAAAAAGATAGGGTAGCGATGAGCGGTACCATCGATGACCGACTGGACAAAGAATCTATCAATTCGATGTACCAGCCCTATAGGGCTACGGAAGCGAAACTAAACCGAGCTGTTGAAGCCGCCAAAGAGCAGCGTCGTGTTGATGCTATCTTGGAAGCTGACACGCTTCTTTTCCGTCGCCCGGTCTATAAGCGTGATAAGAGCGGCAAACTGATGAGCGATCCGTCCTATGGAAACGCTCATCTAATCGAGACCGACAACAACGGAAATATTAAGTACGAGTATGTTCCCGTTGATCCCAGTAAGCCTGAAATGCTCGATGAGATGAAGAAGAAATACGGTGATCCCAAGACCGCTCGCGAATGGAACGATTCCGGTCTGAAGAGCCGTATTGTATCTAAGATTCAGGAGCGTGATTTTGAACGCCAGGGTAAGGCTGCAGAACTCGATGCCCTATCCAATGCTAACGGGAACGTGGTGAAGGATGATAAGTTCGCCAACATGTCTCCCACGGTCATTCATCTCACGCTTGCCAATATCCAGAAGGGAGTTGGTGCCTGGTCTCAGAATCTGATCATCGGTGTTAAAGCCGTTGCCAGAGCAATCCCCCAGTCCCTGATGGTCAATAATATGGTGGATGCGTGCAAGGATCGGGCAATCTTCAACTTTATCAAGTGGACCAATCACGAACTTAAGTTTTTCGATGTTCTCTTTGGTATCAGTTCTGCAAGGTCGGATGCCAAGGGCCAGAACAATCGTTGGATGAAGGTTCTTCGTAAGCGCTCTCGTAGGAGCAAGCTTCCCGGCTTTAAACTCAATCCCAATACCACAATCATCATCACCGAGAATGATGTGCATATGATTCAGGAAAAGTGCGGTGTCAATCTCAATGACATTTCGAACGTTCGTAAGATCATGGACAAGTATTTCCTGCTTGGATTTGGCATCTATGATACCGAAGGCAGGATGCTTAAGATCATCTACGATGGTGAAGATGAGTTCACTCTACATTCTATGCGTAGCCTGATGGCGGAAGTTAAGAAGGACGCCAATCTGCTCGCCATGAATCGCTATTAAGGAGGTAGAACCATGTCTATTTCCATCGAAGGCCTCAAGGCCAATTCCATTCTCATGGAGCAGCTTGAAGACATCCGGTTTGACCAAACTTCCAAAGATCGCATCCATTATAACGACATCGTTCTGGAAGCGATTACCACCAATGAAGGTCAGGCTATCATGCTCGACAAGCTCTTCAAAGAGACCCAGAAGATCGAGGGTGTCGACTTTGGTAACATTCCTGATACCAGAGGCGATATCACAAAATTCCGCTATTACGCTCAGCTTAATGATTGCATTGAACTGATCAACGAGATCGTTGCTGATGATTCCACCCCGAACATCCAGACCATGAATCGTCTTCAGCAGATTCTTCTGGATGCTCGGCCGGACTTTGAATTTGGTTTCAAGTCCGATAACTTCATCATCACGAGCATGTATAAGGTCATGGTGCTCAGTCTCTTCGAGATTGAAAACGTGTGCATCGTTGATGTGACCGAATACCTGCGCAAGAGAGTAAGCATTAGCACCAGTGCTAAGACAATGGCAAAAATGCGCACCGTGGTGAAAAATGCCAATCAGTTCATCAAGATGTATGAGAACGGTCAGTGGTCTACAATGCTCAGAGCCTTCCGTAGTGGCAAGGCCTATGAGTTCGCTGTTTCTCATGATGAATCCATGACTCCGGCAACCGAACTGAACCTGGAGCTTAATATCGACACTGCAAAGGGCATTGCTGGTTCTGCCGCAAACGTGGTTAAGAACACTCCAGGCGCCGTGAAGGACATGTTTAAGCTCGTCGGCCAGAAATATGGCAGCTTCAGGAGCGAACATCATGGACTGGCAATTGCCGGTGCGATCATCGGTGCTGTAATTCTCTCTCTGTTCATCATCCGTAGGGGGATTTCCCTGTTCTATCACGGAGCTGGGAACCTGAAGAAATGGGTAAAGAACAATGCCGAGATCCTTAAAGCTCATCTGAAGCTTCAGAATGACAATGAGGATGCCATTACCAAGCAGAAGAAAATGCTTGATAATCTTGAGAACATTGCCGATACCATCGACTACAACATTCTTAAGACCGAAAAGGAATCCGATGCTGAGATGTCTAAGAGTAACCGTGAGAACTTTACTCCAGCTGACTTCAAGAACATCAACGGAGCCGAATTTGAGTTCTAACAACATTAAAAAAGGAGAGCCTGGATATTCCAGGCTCTCCTTTTTTTGTTTATTCTTCAGATCTATAGTAGTCTCTCAGATAGGTGATGAGAATAGACTCATCATCACCGTTTAGATAGGGTGATGGATAGGAACTCTTTTCCATATCGACATAGCCTTCGCTATCGATCAAAAACTGTTCCATCATATCACCAGAGTTAAATTCAATACCCCATCCATTACCAGAGGATTTTTTAGCTGCACGAATTGGAAGAGCTCCAATCCCTCCAGAAAATACCCCAGTAGAGCCACCATTGAATCCACCATGTAGATAGTCCATACGGTTCAACGCACTCCTGGGGTCCGAAGTAGACCAGGATATACCGTCTGTGCTAAAATACGCTCTAGTTCCGGACTGATTTACGGCAAGAAAGCCCTTTCCGGTGTAGACAAGACCACCCCAGATTTCAACCGGATGGTTTTCGATTTCAGTAAGTGTCCACATGAAGTCGCCTGTAACATCCACATCCTCAATCAATGCTCTTGCGGCATAGCTATGAGAATCGGACAAAGCAACAAAGATGCCATTGCCATAGGCTAGCTGACTCCATCCTGTCATATCAAAATCAGGATTCACAGTGATCTGGAATTCCCTCCACGGGAATTCCCCGTTTCGACTTACCGCATAGGTATTATTGTCACTATTAATGACAATGGTTACAGCTTCACCCGTTGTCTCCTTCTTACCATAGGCAAGAGAAGACCAGTTAGCTTCGAACGGAAGCTCTCGTAGAGAACTGAGATCCCATGTCAATCCACCGTCAGAACTCAGATATACATCAGAATTACCGATGGCATAGAACTCGTCCCTATTTACATAGGCAAATATATTGATCTTTGTATCAGAGATGCCAATCTCAGACCATATTGGACCAAAACTGGTCCTCTGGATGCGCGAGGGCCATTTCATCTTACCAAGAACTTTAAAACCCTCATCCTGCATGATGACCGATCTGAGTCTGGCAGAAGGATTTTGTTCATCGAAGTCACCGAATACACGCATTCGGCGAATCTCCTTCTTATGCGGTCTCATGATTAGTTTATTGATCGTGTGATGAGAAAGGTTCATTCCGTGAGTAATACCTAGACCAACAGGGTGTTTTAGCACGAAACTGTTATCGTTAGCAGAAACTGTCACAGCGATATCATTATATCCCTTATAGTAAACAGCACGTTCCGTTTCGGTGTCATAGAGAGGGACGCCGAGTCGGCATCCAATATCACTGAACACCATGGTTCCAGGGCCGCCTAGACGAAGAGAATCGTCATCGTCTTCCGTATCAACAAACAAAACGCTGTTATTGTACGGAATATAGTTTGTGTAGTCAAAATTCGGCCATACGGTATCTATGGTAGTCCCAGAGTAATGTCCGCTTTCCATATATCTCATACTCTTAGAGATTTCCAGGAGATTGTATCTGAAAGAATATGGAATATGAACGATTTCGAACGCGTCACTTCCGGGATATTCTGTGCTACCGAGAAGGTTAGAACTTATATGTGCTGTGGCTCCGAGCTGATTAGATTGTAGATTGAACATGCTCGTTGGATCATATCGACCATTTCTAAATAGAAGCCACGGAATAGATCCATCCTCTCTTTCGTTCAGAGGATCTGTTAGAAAGTCGTAGACATCAACCTCGAATGCTCCAAGATTGTCATCCTGCCAATAGACAGAATTTAGTTCATATTCCAGAAGACAGGTATCACCCTCGACGCTAGGATCTTCCGTATCAAACGGTGCACCAAACTCGTCGTCAACGATAACACCACCCTCAAACTTGATCGACTTTCCGAAATTACGAAGGCCGATTGTAACGGACGTTCCGTTTAAACTCTCATCGATGAGTTTTAGTTTAATATCTTCGAGAGGAAGAGATCTGCACATGAGCCGATAGGCATCACGATGATCAAGTAGATATGAAGCTTCGAGTTCAGCAATGGCTTCTCGAAGACTAATCGTTTTTTCACCGGAAGGTTTTACCGATGCTCCGGGCCAAATATGGTGGATTATCGGTAAAAACGAATCTAGAGATTGATCTTTTCTGAGACAGAAATCATATGCGTATCTACCATCTTCAATAACAGTTCCGGTGGGATCCTGAGAATCAAATGGTAGAAGCGTTTCGGTATCAATAAGAGTCGCACCATTTATATCTAGAGTGAATCTATTTAGCGTCAACTCTATGTCGAAATGATCAAAGAAATTTGGCTGAAGAATTTTACTTCCGTTTGGATAGAAGTAGAGATCGATTGGCCGAATGGTTCGGTGTGAACGCCCGCCAAAACTAAGAGAATATTTCTGGTTCAAACGCACAGTTCGACTTTCCTTAGGAGAACCAACTTCTCTCGGATAAGAATGGGGATAGATATCGATGAGAATCGGTCTCGCGGTGAATAGCTGAGCTTGCACGTTTTTGAACTTCAAGATCTCCTTGGCAATTGCTGCACAGGGGAAGAATAGGTAGTTTACCCCATCCTTAAAGGTTTGACAGGTTGGAGTAAAATGGATTCCTCGGACATATACTTCTGCATCCACGTACTCATGATTACTGTAGATGGAAATGAACGAATGAGGTTCATCAAAATAGATGATCTCTTCAAGTTCATTGTAGCGATAGTCCTTTGTGTTGTAGACAATTGGGTTTGTACCTTTAAAGTTATCATTTTTTATGGTGCTATCATTGATATTGAAACCTATGGTCTTTGGTGTACCGACAACGGTAACAACTATCGGGTCGACGGATTCCATAAATTTCAAATATTCAAGATTAAGCATTGGATCTGTTTCCATGGTCTTAAGAATCTTATCTAGATAATACCCACGGAAATCTCCAACATAGTCAGAGCTAAGATAGTCACTGGCACTCACATTCTGAGCAGTTGGTCTATAGTTCTGCAAAAAAGATGGATCTCCAGCCTCTATAATGTCAGCTCCTCTGTCAACGACCGTTGCATAGGAGCTTCCATTGAGTGAAACAGCGATCCTATGGACAGAATTGTGAAATTTCTGTTTTGTGATCGTGCTAGTATAGTCCGTAACTTCTATTCTCAATGGAAGAGAATTAGGATTGATGTCAGTGAAATCGTATACTCCTGGAACTTCTTCCGGCTCCAGATTGAACGAATCCAGTCTCACCGTCCTAGTTTTTCTAGTCGTATCATAGGCATATACACTGATATTGTATGCCGAGGGTACGATATCTTTTACGGGAGTATCGGTGGTTGAGTTGTTGACTCTAAATAGATTTTGTAGCATTGAAGATGGATTTGTAATCACATTCCTTCTATTCCGTCTCTTTATGAGATAGGAATAGTAGCAGGCATTGGGATCGTTGGATCCAATTCCGAGGGTTAGTGTTGTATAGTCCGTGACATAGGTATGGATATAGCATCCAAAGTTCCCTTCACCATCTACCCAAAGTGCATTTGTTTGAGGGTCTGCTATCACATGATAGTACGTATTACCGAAATTCCGGTTATATACAAAAAGATCCCAACTGTCGGCATCCTCTTTGATAAACTCTTCGTAGTATCGGATGTCACCGATAAAGCTAATGTTAGGATCCGTAGAATCAATCTTAAAAGAATATCTTCTCTGATTAAAGTAGTTTATGATCTCTGCGGTCTGAATAGGATTTCTCGGATTTTTTCCCAATGTTGGAGAGATCTTTAGAGTCAGCTCTCTGTCGGTGGGGATAATCCAAATGGCAGTATAGAGATCATCTTCATCATCAGCATGATCGGCTATGTAGGCAGAAAGAACGAGGTAGTCAGTTTCTGACCAGTAGCTTTCATCCTTGATAGCAGAATTGGATTTAAACGGTAGTACGAGATACACGGTATGATCCATGCTCATGATGAAAGTTGCTGTCATAAAATAGAGCTCACCAAACTGGATTGAAATTGCTCTACTAAAGATCTTCTGATTAGAAACGAAATCCTGCTGAGGAACCTTTACATACTGTCTATTATCGGACAGGTAGGTTCTATAAAACGCCTTTTCGTTCCAGATCGGAAGACTAAATCCAGGGAGTTTCATCGACCAGGTTCCAGTATTGAAACCAAATCTCTTATTAAAGGAATCGTCTACGATAAAGTCGGAGATAGATCCCTTATAGAAATTAAAATCCCCCGAAGTCCGTATACCTCTGGTACCGATAGACTTCTGACTATCGTATGAAGACGACCAGATCTCACGGGTAATCTTCGGGTAAAAATCACTAAGTAGCGAATCATCGTACAGGTTTGAAAAGAAGTACAATCCTTCTGTAAACAGAGGATTTTTCGCCACCGGAATCACCTCACATTTCTAGAATTTTCTGTGGGTTGTTGAAATTAGGGGGTTGTTTTTGGGTATTATGCTCTAAAATTATATATAAATAGAACATAATGATAGGTTTTGTCGGGCCATGCATCTGTCATCTCCTAAAAAATATACCAGGGTCATCGTACGATGACCCTGGTATATTTTACTTATCCTTCATGATCTTAAGGACAAAATAGTTGTAGATAGATTTTCGGAACGTGTTAATCGTTGCCGTACGGTTGGTTGTCCGGAAGGTCTTACTTCCCATTTCAAGCCACTGATCAAGAATTTCTTTGATCCTAAGCTTATTTGGATCATTTGTATTACCCGGTTTATAAAGCCGATCCATTTCACTGTAGAATCGAAGTGTTCCAATATCCCGCTGTTTATACTTTCCGCTTTCTAGGAAAGTATAGAACATCGCCTGGAAGAAAGATCTTACGACTTCCACATTTTCACGATCATCTGCTATGAGAAGAAGAGTGTTTCGAAGATCCTTTTCACTAATTCCATCTGGGACGATGGACTGCTTCAGAATTGCCTCATCTACAGGATTGGCAAAGAATTTTGTGGTATAACCATTGGCAATTTGAAGTGCCTGTGCCATACCGTGAGTATTCTCAACCTGCACATCCTCTTCATCTCCGGCAATCTTATTTTTAGAAATGAAAATTCGATTGCCTTTTTTCTCATTTTCTTCCTGTTGGCGATAGATGGTTTTGAATGCACTTTTAAACTTACCACGAATCTTTTCCTGGATATAGTGAAGTTCAAAATCCGATGCTCTCATAATTCTCTTTGCATAGGTATTTAGAGTCGCACCAACCCCTTCGGCCAACCATTTATCAACCGAACCCAGAGTTTTCAATCTACTCTTGTAGCTCATGTTTGCAATCGTATACATCATGACCTCAGGGTTCGGCTTATATCTCTTAAAGATATCGGTAAACACTCCCCAGTAGTGAGCGTATCCAATATAGTGCTTCATGATCTCATACTCTGTAACATAGTCATGAATATAGAAATATCTCGCGATCATGAGCATCAGAATATGCGGTGCTTTATCTGCCAGGTAGGTATCCTCATAACCTTCCCATCCACGGATTGTGAGCACATCGTTACGGAATTCTTCTTCGTCAATTCCGGTTGTCTGGTATAGAATACGATTGCATGCTGGAACCCACGCGGGATAGTCGATAGGATAGGGAGTCTCAAGTTTGTCGATATTACTGTTCCTATATTTTGCAATGAACCGAATTAGTTCATTTCTATGGCGAGAAAGATTTTTTTCTAGAGTATCCCAATGATGGTTAAGAAGAACGTATGTCTTTTTAACCTTATCAATCTGATATTCTTCCTGTGCATTTACAATATCAGTTAGATCATTAACTTCGTTAGTAGGCATTAAAAAATCACCTCACTTATGATTACCAGGCTGTTTTTTGAGAGATAAAATGCAGGTAGGCTATGCCTACCTGCATTCTAAACTATCAACGATACTATCCTATTGGAGCGTATAGGAGATGACAAAGCGGACTCGCTTTGGTCGTGAGAGGAACCATCTTGTGCACAGAGACGGACGACACTATGGAGTTGGGCACCGCATGGAGGAAGCCATCTTATTTTGACCGCTGATAGATATGTTGATATCCGGCTGCATACTAACCCCTGTGACGATGGGATAAGTCCATCGAATAGGTTTTCTTACAACCGGGTTACATGTATGTTATATGAAAAATATATTGACACCACGCGTGTTAAAAGCGGGATAGCTGCTGGCATAGCCATAGTCGTACACATAAGCGAAACGCGCCGAAAAAACAAGACGGGCACCATACGTGGTATTGGCGTTGCGGTAGCTGGCACTGCCATAGTTGTTCGAAAGAGTGAAACTCGCCGAAAAATAAAACGGACACCACGCGAGAAGTCACCAGCGCGGTAGGTGGAGGCATTGCCATTGCCATAGTTGTGCATAGCAGCGAAACCCCCCGAA